CAGAACACTTCTCACAGACAAGCTTGCTAAGCCGCTTCAGTTTACCAATCATTGGTAAAATCTCCCCTCAAAAAGCCAGGTTCGTGGGTTCAGATCCCACCCCCGCACTATTTTCTAGGTTGGCGTGACTACTTCAACATCGTAGCCATTGTTGATAAGCTGCTGCATCTCAGCGCTTGTTAAAACTTGCTTGACGCCATTCACTTTTGCAACGATATAGTTACCTTTGCCTAAGACTTTGCTCATGGATTAACTAACCCGCCTCTATATATGGGGACTTCATCTTTGGCTGAAGCTTCAGCTGCAACTACGGGAGCTGCAAAATTCATTAGCATTCTAACAAGATCATCCTTAAAGCCCTGAGCCGCATTCTGAAATGCTACTCTGCCGATCGTAGCCTTAGTAATGAAGAGATCGCCTAAACGATAATCAAAGGCGCCGAGCAGCATGCCTCCGCTAGCAGCCACGAGAATGCGAAGGCAAGCTAGGTTTATGGCTGACATCTTCGCCCAATTGTACCGTGGATCAGTCACAAGCAAATCCTGGCCCACAATACTGTTCACGTATAAGTTGGCATAATCAACATGAGCCTGAAAACTCGCTTGGGCTACGGGCAAACCGAAAACCGTGTAACTTAAGCCTGAAGCATCAAAACTGGCGTTAAGATGAGATTGAATATCCGTGTAACTCACATATTGAACGGTCAAATCATCTACCTACTTTTCTCATTGAGAAAAATTTATGCGACTAAAAAGGGGGAGTCAAGTGCCGGCACGTTACTTTACTCCTTTATTACGTTGTTTTTGCCGGCGTTGCTGGCGTTGCTGACGGAACTACTATTTGTGTGGGGACCCCTGCTACCTCAGTCACTGCAGCTGCTTGCGAAGCAGTTACGCCTAAACTTGTCATTGAAACTATAGCGTTTATTCCGGTCGTTGTGGTTTGAACGATGCTTGACTGAGCGCTCTTTGTGACGTACATACCCACGAGTTCTGCAACAACGAAGCCAAGAGTAACTATTCCACCGAACATCAGTGCCATCGTAATAAGGAACCCGGGATCGAACGTGGCAGTCGTTGTAATCGTAGTTGTGCTTGTCCCGTTGACTGTATCAGCAAATGCGGTGGAGTGAGGACTGTACGCGGCGACTAGAGCTATAGACAGAACTACTAGACTAGCTAAGAGCAACTTGCTTTTCATTTTTCTTTATTCACCTCCATGAGGCTTTTATTTTTGCCACGACTCTGTTTCCCTCAACCCGCTGTGTGATTGAGGATTGAAACAAGACATGGAAACTAAGAAAATGGGGAAATGAGTCGAAAAGTTGAAACTAATTCTAAGTTGTCGCCAAACCCGTTATTTTCGAAATTGCCTCTCCGCATGTAATAACCGGCGAGAACCTTGTCGTAAGCACTATATCGATTGCATCGAACTCTTTTTTGATGTCAATATCAGTTAGCAGAGGTCGCTTGATAACGAAAAATCCCAATGGGGCATAGGATGCGCTTAGGTTTTGTCCTGTACTAAGCACGTAAGCAGTACCTGGAGGCACAACGTTGCTAACATAGAATTGCAAGCCGTACACTGTCCCTATTGCACCGCTTTGAACTACTGGCTCGCCATAGTAAGCGTACAATGAAAATTGGGGCAAATACTTGAGATCACGTGCATTAACAGGGTTACAAAGCAAGGTATCAGCGATGAAGTTGTAGCTAGCAATTTTTGCGTCAGCCCAAAGCAGATCCTTTGTGCCGATGGCACCGGTTAAGGTGTACTCTGTACCTTGGGCTCCGAGGCTCTTGCCCGTGCCGGCGCTGCTGCTGCCAGCTGCAATATCAATCACGGTCATGCAGTCTTTGTCAATTTGGTAGGCCATACGTCTTGCTAGACGTCGCAGCTGCTGTTCAATCACTGGAATGTAGAAATCTTCGATGGCTTCACGCGGAATCCTTTCTCGCAGCCCTTTCTTGTAAGGCGTGACAGTTACGGTTGTTAAAGGCGTAAAATCCATCGGAATTTCTGCTCCTTCGCTGATCTCGCTAATCCCGATGCTTCGTGATCCTTGTTCTTTTGGAAATGTGGCTGTTCGACCTGCAACAAGCGGAAACTCTGGCAATAACCGTTTTACGACCAGAGCCGGCATCGTCAATTCTATGATATGCTTGTGCAGAGCGGGATACGCTATAGCGCCTGTGTCAACCCATGTAAAAGCATCACGAACCATAGCCATGTAAAATCACCTTTTACCAGAGATCAATGTATGCGGTGCCGCCGCTTGCGGCGCCTGCGGTTGCTTGACCTACGATCGTAGTGTTCAAAGTCGTGTTGTCTGTTACAAATCGTGTGCCATTCTGTGGTTTGACTTGATCGCCGAAGGCGATAGTGCCATAAGCGATTACTCTGCAAATTCCTCTTTTCACAACACTAACGCTTTTGCCGCTTAGAGCCTTCGTAAGAGCTATACCTGCAAATTTCTTAGTGCCCGCAACGACAGTTGACCTTTTAACTGTCCAATCTGCGCTGTATTCGAGAACATCGCCCATGTTAATGTCTTCGCCCGCGATAAGGGTTACAATGTAACGATCTGAGACAAGCGGACCTGTTCCTTCTAATTGTGGAGCTGCCATTCAAAACACTAACCTTTGAAGGTTTGCGTCTGCAACATTCGATGAGCTTTGAGAATGTCCTTGAACCAATCATAATTGGCCAATGCATCCTTTTGTATCTCGTCAACTGCGACGATGCCTTTGCCCGATGCTTTGCCAACGTTCTTCTGAGCTTCAGCTAATGTCGGAATCTTAGATGCCCCTTCAGCTTCCTCGCCCTCTTCGCCTTCCTCTGCTGGAGTCTGAAGCTGCTTAGTTAAATCGCTAAGTTTCTTGCTTAGACTTCGTTTCGTTGCTCTTTTTCCGATTTCACTCTCTAATTCAGCTACCTTTGTCTTTAAAGTGTCCAGTTCTGCGTCGCTTGCGCTTGGACCTTCCGTAATCTGCTTCTGAAGCTTAGTCACTTGATCCATCAATTCTTGATAGGTTACTTGCTTGGGCGCCGATTCGCCTGGCGCCACGTTAACTACGCCTTGTGCTTGATGCGGAGAAGCACTTTGCTGAGCGTTTTGTTCAGGCAAGTGCTTCACCTCCTTTTTTGCTTCATTCTTTTTGTTTTCAGGTTCTTGCGGCGTTAGCCTAGAACCCACATCTTTGTTATCTTCCGATAACTGTGAATTTTGAATATTCTTTAAAATAGCATCATATTGAGAATCATTCATAGCAGCTGCAAAGCCTACTGGCTTAAACTCAGTATTCTTGTACGCTGGACTTGCTACGATACTTAGCTCTCGCACCTTCGGCTTATGCACGATCTCCCAAGCTCCAGGGCATAAATGCACAAGCATGCCCTCTTTACGTGTAGGTTTCTTGCATTTGCTACATTCAACATCGTCACTGTCAACTTGAACGCTAACGTGAGTGAGGTAGCCGCGTAAGACTTTCTCGATGATCGCCAAGTCTCCAATCTCAGCCCGGAACCAAGCAGTATTGCCGATTCGCTTGCCTTCAGGAACTTTGCCGATCACAGCCATTGCGCTTTCAGCGTGGTCAATGCGCATCTGTGCGTTAATCAGAGTTGACACGAAAAAGTCAAGGTCTTCGTCTGGAACTTGCCACTTGTTAGCGTTCACCGTAGAGTCGATAGCGACCCCCTCTATGTTCATCAGCTTCTCTTTCAGAGCGTATTCTGCTGAAACGCCCCCTTGAGCCTTGAACGGAATAAAATATTGCAGCTGCATTTTCTACGTCACCAAAACTGCACGTTTACCCTGAGACCTAAACCAAGCTTCCTGATACGCCCTAAACCCTTCAACATCTTCGAGCATGCTCTTTTTATTGTAACCTTCCATCTGTTTCTTCAGGCTTTCAGGCAGCTTCTGATAATCAGGGTCTTTCGGATCATATGTTATGCGAATGCCAAACTTTATGGCTGCCCTAACAATCCTCTCGGTGATGAATGCTCGGGCTTTAGGATCTGAGTAAGCTTTTCGATGGTCCATATGCTGCCAGTAAGTTATTGCCCCTCTGACATGCGCTTTATCTATTGGATAATTAAAACCAACAGGATCTGCAAACTGACTCTCTGGAATGTCGGCGTAGTCCTTCGGCTTCGTTAAGCTTGCGTTTGATCCACGCTTATAGCCATACTTTCGCTCTCTCGCCTTCATCTGAACTTCTAACTTTTGCCGATCGTCTTGAGAATAGCCACCCTGGGCATACAAACTCATTTTTGATCACTCTGAAACTTTTGAAATCTCAACATAAGCGTTAACGAATCTACGGCGCCACTCATTCCACGCCTTAAAATCAAGGAAAGTTCGAATCTCTCCTTTCAAGTGAGTATCAAGCCACTGACGGACTTGCTCACGATTTTTAAAACGTTCCTTGTCAAACATGTAATTCTGAATCTCCCACCGATCAGAGCCCTTCACTTTTCCAAGCGTAATCTTGACACCTTTCCCAAGCTCCTTAACCCTGAATTTTGAGAACTTATCTGGGTTCTGAACGCGATATCTGAAGACTGTGGGGCCTTCGTCAATTCCCGGTATTTTGGTTCACCTTGTTTTGATATACTAAACATTTCAGGCATACAGCAGAATTGAAGCATGCACACGAAATGTTATGAGCCTGCGGACATGGAACAAAAACTATTATGTCTAAACGCGTCAATTTGAAAGCCACTCGCAAATCGTAAGCATACGCTTCAGAATCTGCTCCTTTATTCTTGCGTGGGGACGTTTATTATCGATGAAAAGTACGTATGTTTGACAATCCTGCGGCATCACTATGCGCATCTTGCTGTTGTAATGATACTTGCTCTTATCCATTTTACCATAGTGAAGGCGCCTAATTCTGCAAAAAAGGCAGGTGAAATGAGGCCGATGAAGATTGTGGCCGCACAGTTTCTTACACGCAAAACTCATTGCGGGGGCTCCTCTTGTTCTCCTGGTACTTGCGACTCCTCGAGCGTATGCTTCACAGTTTTTTGGATTGCATTCTCAACTTGTCCCTTCGGCTGCGGTGCAGGAAGCATGTTTTCAGCTGCTAACGCTTCATCAGTAGGCTGCTCTGGATAGCCTAACTGTGGCCGAGCTTCACTTCGCAGAATAATGTTCTTGTCCACAAGATCACTGATGAACTTGGCTTTCACGTCAAGCGTGGGCTCCCATATCGGACGCCATTTTGCAGTTGGAATTTCCACGTTCTTTCCAAATTTTGCCTCAACAAGCTGTTTGAACAGCATAGTTTCAAGAGTATCCCCTATGAGCTCCTGT